TGCCAACGGTGTCAGCATTGCAAGTTCAAAAATCACGGTGGCAAATTCCGGTATATACAACTTGCAGTTCAGCACACAGTTCCAAAACACCGATACTGCGTTTCAAGACGTTTACATCTGGTTACAGCAAAACGGCGTAGATATTTCTGGCTCAACAGGTTTTGTATCTATCCCAAACAGGCATGCCGGAACGGACGGGCATGCAATTGTTGGCTGGAACTACTTCCTGTATATGGAGGCAAATGACTACGTAGAGATTTACTGGTCTATACCCAACACAGCCGTTTCTATCCAGCATCTTGCTGCATCAGGTAGCCCAACCAAGCCATCCACGCAGTCTGTGGTAGCTACAATGTCATTTGTCTCCGCGCTTCCTATAGCCGCCGTCTAAGGACTATTTATGAGCCTTCAACTTGTTGCCAATCACCTAGCCCAAAAGGGCCGTGGCCCAGACTCGACCCTCGTCCACATGTCCAACCGGGAAGTGGCGGGATTGCAAGCACTTGCAAAGAAACATGGCGGAGAACTAACTGTAAACCCCGATACAGGATTGCCTGAAGCAGGATTTTTGGACAGCCTTATTCCCACCATTGCAGGGGCGGGGCTTACTTACTTCAGCGGCGGCGCAATCACCCCCATGATGGCGGCTGGTATTGTCGGTGGCATTTCTGCACTGGACTCCAAAGACTTGGGCAAGGGCTTGATGGCAGGTCTAGGAGCTTGGGGCGGTGGCAGTATGGTTGGAGGTCTTGCAGGTATGGGTTTGGTGGGGGAGGGAGCAGCAGCAACAGCAACAACCCCCGCATCAGAAGCAGCTATGACTGCATTAAAAGGCGACGCTTACAAAACCGCTGTGGGCGAAGGTGCTAGTAAATTTGGCAATATGTTTGCAAATAAACCAATGGAGGCTATTACCTCTTTTGGTGGTGGTAGTGGTTTAAACGCTGCAAGAACTGCATTTGCCGCAGCAGCACCGGCAATCATGGCTGACCAGAATGTAAAAACCGCCACTCCAGCACCCAACCGGGGCATGATTCGTCCTCAAACGTTCTCACGGCAGCAGACATACCCTCAACAGGAATACGCAGGCCCTGTATCTGGGGAGCGCCGGTATTTCAATGATTTCTACACAGCCGGTGACCCCTACTCCGCTGCAAACGGTGGCTTGGTGGCTTTGGCTCGTGGTGGTTATGCGGGTGCAACACCCTCTCCCGCAGTAGGGCCGGGTAACGCGTACTTTGAATCTCCCGAATACAAGGCTTATTTGAAGGCGAACAGTAGTGATGACCCGTTCGGCATGATTGGTACGTCGGACATGTACGACTCCCCATACTTTGGGTCGGTAGGCTCAGGGAGCTTGGGTAGGCAAAACGACAGGGCGTATGAGTCTTACTTGGGGCGTTTAGCGCAAGAAAATACGCCAATCAACCCGCCCGTATCTTCTTCCCCTCCTCCAAGCCAATCTGTGCCCCCGCAAGAAAATACGCCAACCAACCCATTTATATCTTCCCCTCCTCCGGGCCAATCTGTGCCTCCGCAAGAAAGTAGGCCAATCAACCCGCCTATATCTTCTTCCCCTCCTCCGGGTCAATCTATGTTTTCTTATGGATTAAACCCCCAATCTAACCTTGGTAGGTACGACCGGCAATCTTTATTTAGGCCGACAACCCCGCCGCCAGAAAACAATATGTATGGCGCTTCACGCGATGCGTACAACTACCTGATGGGCGTGAATCCAACAAGCGGTGGTGGGCAATACCCCCCATACGACCCCAACCGCCCATTCCCGCCGGGAATGCAGCCCAGAATTCCTGAAGACGGAATGCAACCTGACCCAAACAAGCCCAAAACGGGTAAAGGTCGCTATGAGTTTGACCCTATAACAGGACAGTACAAATTTATTCCTGACCCTATAACCCCCGTAGATATTGCACCACCTGTGTTTGAAGCACCAGTGCGAGATGTGGGTGGTGGCGGGGGTGGTGACCGCAATGAGCCTGAAGACCCTAACAGTTTTAGCGCCCAGTGGGCAGCAATGGGCCCCGCAGAAAGAGAAGCGTGGCGGTTAGAAAACCCTAACGCGGCAATAGCACAAGATGTGGTGGGGCTGATTGCCTCCCCGCTTAAATTTGCCTACGACAAAATACAAGACTACTTTGGGCCAGAAAGCAGCACAGGTGGCCCAGCAAGGTATGAGCGCACTCCAGTCACACCTGATGTTGAGGCAGACGTTTTTGGCGGATATCCCACAGGTATCACACCAAACCCGTACAACATGGGGCCGGGGACTCCGGATTTTAACCCTGTAGGAACGACTCCCGGCGCTGCCCATGAGGGGCAAGGCGGCTATGGAGGTGTACACGATGGGCAGCAGGGCTACGGTCAAGATGTAGGAAGCTCTCCCGGTGCAGCACACGATGGACAACAAGGCTATGGTCAAGATGTAGGAAGCTCTCCGGGTGCAGCACACGACGGTCAAGGCGGTTATGGCGGCGGCGAAAGCAGCGGCGGTGGTGAGAGTGGAGGTTATAGCAATGATAGTGACCGTGGTGATGCCAGAGGTGGTTACCTACAACACGGTCGGTTTGACCAACGCATGGCTCACGGCGGCATAGCCGCCCTAACGCACCAATACAACCTCGGTTCCTACTCCGATGGCGGGCGCTTGCTCAAGGGCCCCGGAGATGGTGTGTCTGACTCTATCCCAGCTACAATTGGTCGGGGTCAGCCAGCCCGCCTTGCAGATGGCGAATTTGTGATTCCTGCGCGAATCGTGTCAGAACTTGGCAACGGTTCTACTGACGCAGGAGCTCGTGAGTTGTACAAGATGATGGACAGAATCCAAGCCGGTCGCCGAAAGACCGTCGGTAAGAAGCAAGTGGCAAAAAACAGCAAAGCTGCTCGTCACCTTCCAGCATAAGGAATTGAAATGGCAGACGCAACATACATCAACTCGGTAGGTTTTGCACCTGAAGTAGCTCCCTATGCTCAGACCCTTTTAGGTAAAGCTGAAGCACTCACCAGTTCTCCGTATCAAACATACGGTCAAGAACGGATTGCTCAGTTCAATCCATTACAGCAACAGTCGTTTATTGGCGCTGGACAGTTGGGCCCGTCCGGGGCATCCCTTGATGCGGCATCAGGACTGCTTGACTATTCAAACAGGGCTGCCAACACCGGATACAACCCAAGCAACTACGGCAATCAATTTAACCCACAGGGGATTGGTTACGGCGCACAGACTGCGCAAAATACAAATTTAAACAGCGCCCCGATGGTTAGTGCAGGGCAATACAACGCGCCAATGATGAACACGGCGCAAACTGGGTACAACCCCGGTCTGCAAAACTTTCAGATGGGGCCTGCTGAACGTGTAAACACACAAAGCTTTGCCCAGCCCGGTGCAGCAGATGCTTACATGTCTCCGTACATGCAGAGCGTGGTGGACATCCAAAAGCGCGAAGCACAACGCCAGTCGGGTATTCAAGGTACGCAACAGCAGGCACAGGCGGCGCAAGCCGGAGCTTTTGGCGGGGGTCGTGATGCCATCATGCGGGCGGAACGTGAGCGCAATCTAAGTCAGCAGATGGGCGACATCCAAGCGCAGGGCTCCCAAGCTGCGTACCAGCAAGCGCAGCAGCAGTTCAACGCAGAACAGCAGGCCCGCTTGGCAGCACAACAGGCAAACCAGCAGGCAGGGCTCACCACGGGCGGACAAAACCTAAGCGCAGCACTTGGTGTTCAGCAGCTTGGCGCACAGACAGGGCTACAAACCTCGCTGGCTAACTTGTCTGCGGAACAGCAGGCCAATGTGCAGAATCAAGCTGCACAACTACAAACGCAAGGTTTAAACGCACAACAGGCTTTACAAGCTGCTCTGGCTAACCAGCAGACGCAGAGCCAGTTTGGGCTGCAACAAGGCCAGCTAAATCAGCAGACCGCGCTGGCTAATCAAGCCGCTCAGAACCAAGCGGGGCAGTTCAACGCAGGCCAGAACCTACAAGCGGCAAGCTTAGGCGCTCAGTACGGGCAGTCAGCCAACCAGCTTAACGAGCAGTCGCGCCAGTATGGTGCGGGTCTTGGTCTACAGGGCCTTCAAGCCGGTATGCAGGGTATGAGCAACCTTGGCGCTGTGGGACAGAACATCTACGGGCAACAGGCCAATGCCTTGGGCATTCAGAATGCATTTGGTGGTCAGCAACAACAGCAAACCCAAAACGTTCTGAGCCAGCAGTATCAAGATTTCTTGAACCAACAGAACAATCCGTACAAGCAGCTTAATTTCATGTCGGACATCATCCGTGGGACTCCAACTTCCAATTTAGGAACGTCTGTTTATCAGGCTCCCCCTTCTACATTGAGTCAAGTTGCTGGACTTGGGGCCCTGTCTCAGGGTCTGTTTGGCGGAACCACTACAACCAAAAAAACCGGTGGATTGGTTGAGTTGGCTCTAAGTAAAATGTAAGGCAAATCATGCTGAACGTAAATCAAATCGCCTCCCGTCTGTCAAAGATGCCAGACCAAGCGCTGAAGCAATTTGCTCAGATGCACAGGGATGACCCGTACACAGTTTCATTGGCTATCAGCGAATCCAATCGCAGGAAAGAAATCCGCACAGGAGGTCAACAGCAGGCGCAGCAGCAGCCCAAGGTAGCTGATACAGCTATTGCTCAAATGGACGTTCCTCAGCAAAGCGTTCTTCCAGAGCAGCAAGGCATTGGAGCCTTGCCTGCACCCAATATGCGTGGCATGGCAACCGGTGGGATTGTTGCGTTTAAAGATGGCAAAGAAGTAAAGGCTGAACCCAGCTTTGACACTGCACTGGATATGGAAGGCGTAACAGACCCTATCCGTCGAGCGTTTCTAAAAGCCATCTATAGCAAGGAAACTGGAAGCGGGACAAACACAACCACTTCCAATCGTGGTGCAGTTGGTCAGATGCAGATACTGCCGGAAACGTTTAAATCTGTTGCATCTCCCGGTATGAAGATTGACAACGCACTAGACAACATGCGGGCTGGAATTCGTTATGCCAGTCAAGGTTATAAACTGGCTGGCGGAGACCCTAGACTTGCTGGTGCATATTATTATGGTGGCCCCGGTGGTTTAGACAAAGCCAGAAAAGGCATTGCAGTAGCTGACCCAAAGAATCCAGACTACCCAACAACTTTAGAATATGGCGATGATGTTGCCAAGCGCATGGCTAGTTTCAGGCCAATCACTGGTCAAGTTGCAGCAGCACCTCGTGGTGGTAACTCAATCATATCTTCTGCCAATGCGGGAGAGCTTCCACAAGCTCCAGCACAAGTAACTCCTCAAGCTGCCCCGCAAAGTCAGGCTTCAGCAAGATACCCGCTACCGGCTAGAACAAGCGGAGGTGCTCAAGTACCTGAAAGTGGAACGACAGGAGAAGTTGACCGCAGCGTGTTAGGCCAACTCAAAAGAATATATGAAGGCATGGGAAGTGTTGGCGAACGGATTGCTCCTAGAGAACAGTTTATTGGCCCCAATGGATTGCCTGTAGAAGATACCCGTGGGTTTTTTGAAAGAGCGGCTAGTAATGCTGGACTGAGCCAAGAGTTTCAGCGGAACGCTTCTAACACTCTGAATGCAACAGCAGGATTTACGGGCCCCTTCAGAATTCCCAAGGCAATGTCTGCTGCTGACAAAGCAGCGGATGCCGCTAGGCTTGCCAAAATTGCTCAAGCAGATGAAGCCGCCGCTGCTGCTGCCGCCAAAGTTGCCAATGTACGTCTCTCTCCCCCTGTATCTACCGCACGGGGTGGTGTTGATGCCTTGTCCGATGAAGAAAAAATCCGTCGTGGACTTGCCACTCCAGTCCCAGTGCCGCCTAAGCCTACAGTAGGACTAGAGGCTCTGTCTGATGCAGAAAAAGCAAAGCGTGGTCTTACTTCTCAGGGGACACGGTTCCCTCTTAGCCCAGAAGCAGTAAAGATGAATCAACAGGTTGCGGCTGCTCGTGCTGCTAAAAATTCTGCACCTGCTGTCAGCAAGGTTGACGATGCAGGTAGAACATATCCTCTTGGTGCTGACGCTGTTGAGATGAATCAAAAACTTGCAGCAGCCAGAAATGCACAAGCACTTCGGAACCTGAAAGCTGATGAGCAAGCTGCGGTCAATGCTGCAAAGATTGCAGAAGAGACCAAATTAGCAACAGGTGCTGAAAGAGGTCTTGATGCTATTGATGCAGCCCAAAAAGCTAACAAGCTCAATCAAGTTATTAAACCCGCCAATGCTATTATTGATGCAACAAGACTTAATAATGCAGTTAATGTAATTGGAGATGGTCTGTCAACAGGCAATGCGGAGCAAGCTGTTCCAGTGGATGTGCCATATGACATAGACCGTGAAAGAGACAATCTACAGCGTAGGTATCCAATTACGGAGAGGGCGGAGCCAGCCCCACAAGAAGATAACATAGCCCGTGAAATAGCCAGTTTGCAAAGCAGATACCCAGCACCGCCAAGCTCTCCCCAAGAAATTATCAAGATGGCAAAAGAGGAGACTCCTAAGTCTGCTGCCACCAAAGGATTTACTAGCGATGACTGGCTGAACCTTGGATTCAATCTGCTTGCTGGCAAGTCTCAGTATGCAATGGAGAACCTAGGCACTGCCGGTGTTGCCACACTTGCAGCTAAACGTGAGCGTGAGAAAGAAGAGCGCACAGCAGCACTTACTCAAGCCATTAACACTCCAGAAGCAGAGCGCATAATTAACAGACTCATGCAGGAGAAGGGTATTGATTACGCCTCAGCCATGAAACTTTATTTTGAAACCAAAAACTATGCTGATGTAAAAAGGTACATAGCTGAGTTGCAAGGCGCAACCCGAGAAAATGTAGCGGGCGTACAGGCAGGTGCAAGAGTTGATGCCGCAGGTGTTTCCGCCGAACCAAGAAATGCTGCCACTCAAGCAACAAGAGCAAAAGATTATTTAGACGCTATTGCAAAACATAAAATACTTCAACTAATAAATCCAAAAGAAGCTAATAACCTATTGCAAGCAATTAATGCAACATACCCAGAGTTCGCCGGTCAGGGAGGCGGAGCATCTTCTGTACTTCCAAATGCAAAAGTTGTGAATGTCAGACCTCAATAGTAAATAAATTTCATGCCTATCTACTCACTGCAAGCGCCTGATGGGAATATTTACGACTTAGAGGCTCCTGAAGGTGCTTCTGAGAGTCAGCTATCTGCCACTCTATATTCTTTAAGGCCAGAAGCAGCAAATCCTCCACCTCCTCCTAAGGAGGGAATCCTTGCGGCCCTCAAAAAAGGAACCGCACAAGTTGGCTCTGCTGCAAAGACAGTTTATGGAGTTGCAACTGGAGATGCCGATGAGGCGGCAAAAGCTGCATTGGAGCGGAGTAAAGAAATAAACAAGAAGTACGCCGAACAAGTTGGCTTACAAAAAGTTCTTGATACGTACAAAAAAGATGGTCTCTTGTCTGCTGCTGGCGAGACAGTCAAGCAAATTCCCTTGGCTATTGCAGAGCAGTCCCCTAATCTTGCCGCTTCGTATGCAAGTGCATTGGCGGGGTCTAAAACTGGTCAAAAATTAGGTTCCGTTGCCGGTGGTCGTGGCAGGATAGCGGGAGGGATTGCAGGGGGTATTGCTGGTATTTTTGCGCCATCTTATGTCCAATCACTAGGCGGTAACGTTGAGCGCCAAGCTCAAGAGCAAGTAGCTGCTGGTAAGCCTATTGACATCAATACCAAATCTGCCGCTACAACCGCAATCCCTCAAGGTGCGTTTGATGTGGTATCAAACCGCATCCTGCTGGGTAGTAAGATTTTTGGCAAGCTGATAGGAATACCTGAGGAAGTTTTGGCTAAAGGTAGTTCTGAAGCCATTGAAAGGCTTGCCAAAGAACGTATTTCTGCAACAATTGCCAAGGGCACACTGACCGGTATTGCTGGTGAAATACCCACAGAGATTCCCCAGCAAGTTCTTGAGCGGTATCAGGCGGGTCTTCCTTTGACCGGCCCAGAGGCTATGAAGGAATATGGCGAAACAGCATATCAAGTGGCTTTGCTTGGCCCGTTGGGTATTGTGGGACGCATGGGCGATAAGAGCGGAGCCAAGGCTGCGGTTGCTCAGAAGGAGCAAGCTGAAGCTGTTGCCCGTCAGGCGGAGCAGCCGCCACCTCCTGACACATCTTCTCCTGATTACGCAAAGAACATAGCTACCCAGTACCAAGCGGCAGAAGGACGTAAGAACGAGCTACTTGCTCAGTTGCGCGACATCCAGAAGAACTCTGCAACAGAGACGGCAGACCGTTTACACAATGCTCAGATTGAAGAGCAAGTGAAGGCCATGACTCCAGAGTTGGAGCAGTTGGCTACCGAGTACAACAAAGTTTTACCCAACCTTCCAGAGCCTGCAAAGGTAGAGCCTGCGGTGGTGGAAGGTGCTGATATAGAAGGTGTTGCAGTAGAGCAGGCTAAGAAGCCAACCATGACGGTTGGTGATGCTTTGGACGACCCCGTCGGCAGATTCTCTAAGGATGAACTAATAAGCCGCTCTCCCAAGATTGCCCAGTATGTGGACTCTGTCCGCAAGAAACAGGGCAAGCCTGAGATTGACAGCTACTCCATTGAAGACATCCGCAATGCAATGCCTAACCAGCTTCCTGACGCAGAGAAAGCTGATTTAAACAGTCTTATTGCAGCAAAGACCGGCTACGTCGGTGGGATGAAGTATGTCCCTGAGGATGTTATCAAGGTTGCCAAGCAGAAGAACATTGACACCACCACAACAGGGTTTAAATACTTCCTTCAACGAGCTACCGGCGAGAACGAGATTGCGAGCATGTCGCAGCCTCAACTCCATTCTGCATTTAAAGCATTGGCAGAACTGCCAAGGTTTGAAGAGGTGCAGATTCTCCCGGAGATGACCAACGCTACCATCTACAACCCTGAGCAGTACACATCTGCTGTGAGCGCCCTACAGGGCTTGGTAACCAAGCGTAATGAGGCCATTGCCCAAGAGCAGGCAAATCTCAAAGAAGGTCAACAGCCAAAGCTAAAGCCTGTCTCTGTTGATGAGGCACAGAGCCTTATTAAGAAGACCGCCAAGCTTAAAAGCGACGATGACATCAAGATTCTTTTTCAAGATGCCAATCGCAAGGGTGACATTGACCTTACAAGCGATGGTAATGTAACCCTGCAAGCCAAGGGCCCACAGGCAGAGTTCAACATTGAGGAAGGCGCTGCGCCCGCTGAGAAGACTGGGTTCAACGTCATGCGTGGTGACAAGCGTCTGTACTTCACAGAGAACGAGGAAGACGCTGCTGCAAAGGCAGCAAGCCTAGGCAAGTCTGCTACCCCAGCAGTTGCCCAGATTGAGAAGGCTATCGCCAAAGAGAACTCCAGCATTGCGGCAGGACAGCGCGCCTTGAGCACAATGGAGTCTAACGGCCTGTTTAACACACCGCAGTACCAACAAGCATCCGCCCGTCAAGACTCGGTAGTTGCTAACGCAGCCCAAAACATTAAACGTTTAAACGAACAAAGAGACATGCTCCAGCAGTCTGTTGTGGTCAACCCCACCGGCAGAGTTGGTAACAAGAAGGTCTTCACTGTCAAAGAACCGGGAGTAAGTCAGAAGTCGTTTGACACACGAGAGGAAGCTGAAAGGCATGCCCTTGAGAACCTGCCTGCTAAACGTTTAAATGAACTTGCAGGCCAGACAAAAGCACCGGGCTTTGCCAATCGTTTAAAGAAGGAGCAGGAGCGCCGGAAGAATCCTCCTAAGCCTTTCTTGGCGGAAAAGCCAGAGGTAAAGAAAGAGCCAGAGGTAAAGGAAGAGCCCAAAGTAAACCCCAAAGCGGAAGAGCTACAGGGTCAGCTTCTGCCCATGCTGCGTAAGTTTGGTCTTGGGGATGTTGCTCTCAAGATTGAAGAGGGCATGAAGGACGAGGGCTCCTACGTAGCCAGCACCATCAAGATTGCTTTAGATGCAAACAACCCCGTTCGTGTCCTGCGCCATGAGTCCATCCACGGCCTCAAGGACTTGGGTTTCTTCACGCCCGGTCAGTGGAAGGTTCTGGAGAACCAAGCGGACAAAGTATGGATTAACAAGTACCTGAAGCAGCGCAACATCGACGGACAGCCTCTTCAGAAGGGGCAGCAGTCTCGCTTTGATGCGTACCAGAACCTGTACGCCAACGACAGCGCCGCTGTACGTGAGGAAGCTATTGCTGACGCGTTTGCAGACTTTGATGTAAACGGTGCTCCCAAGGGATTGTTTGCACAGCTTCTAAATGCCATGCGTAAGTTCTTCCGCAATCTGCGCTCTGCGTTTACAGGTGCAGGCTACGAGACAGCCGACGACGTGTTCGGTAAGGTGGAGCGTGGTGAGTTGAAGGCTACCAAGGCTGCTGAGAAAACTGAAGAGACTAAGAAGAGCCTAGTCCGCAAGGCGGTCAAGGATGAGTCTGAAATCTCCACACAGAACCCTCAGGCTAAGAACCGCCTGTATGACCCGCTGACAGACATGCTGTCTATCGATGAGGCGGCAGTACGTGAATCGATGGCTCAGAACCCTGAGCTAGAGAAGAACATGATTGAGACCATCAAGTCGTATGGTTTTATCCCAGCGAACACCAAGGATGAAGATGTCATCAAGGTGTTCAAAGACAACATTGTCAACAACCTCCTGCACTTGTACAACCGTGTGCCTGAGGATGTGCGTCAGCGCAGCAAGCTTTGGTATGACGGGGCAAACCGCATAGCCATTGAGTTGGGCGCTCGGTATGACATGAGCAAGGAACAGGTCTCAGGCATCTTGGCTGCCATGTCTCCGCAGAAAGATTGGTTCCAGAACGTCTCAATGGCTGAACGGGCGATTGAAATCTTGACCAACAACGGTGATGCCACTTGGACTCCTCAGATGATGGACTACGCACGTAGCTACATCAACGAGGCAGAGGACAGGAAAGACCGTGAGAAGCGGCAGATTTTCTTTGACAAACGAATCTCAGAAATGAGCCGTAGGCAAGTCAAGCTCAAAGACATGAGCGTCAAGGACGCTGCTGCGTTTGTACGCGCTTACGACGAAGCGTTCCATGACCGCAAGTACCGTATCGTTACTCCTGAGGGTGGGTTCGGTGGCTTTGTGATGAACAAGAACGTTGACAAAGAAACCGGTGCAGCCAAGACAGCCACCATGATGTGGTCAACTTACAGCCCGATTGAGAAGACCGTCAGCATCTTCCGCGACCCAAGCCGTGAAAACATCAGCCAACAGCTTGGAGAAGAGCACAAGATTCGTTCCTTCTACAACAACATCGTTTCACCAAACAGCCCGATAGGTCATGTCACCATTGACACCCATGCAGTGGCTGCTGGCCTGTATGAAGCATTGGCTGGCTCAGACCCCGAGGTGCTGGATAACTTTGGTGGCATTGGCAAGAACACCAAGATTGGTGTTGGCGGAACCTACGGCTTGATTGCAGATGCGTACCGTGAAGCTGCTAGACAGGTAGGACTGAAACCCCGTGAGATGCAATCCATCACATGGGAAGCTGTCCGTGGCATGTTCCCCGAGAACATCAAGAATCAAATTAAGAAGCCCATCCGTGCCGAGTGGACTAAGTTCCGCACAGGTGAGCAATCCTTTGATGAGACACGCAGAAACATTGAAGCTCTTGGTGAGAGAGCAGACCGCCCAGACTGGTTTAGCTCCGGTGAGGGTGAGTTCGTAGAAGACGGTGGCGGTAGCTTTGACATGTCGTTTACACCAGAAGGTGGAGTCCGACTGCGTAAAGGAAAAGAGCTAGTCGATAAGGCAATCGTCAACCTGTCTGCTGTGACAAAGAGCATTCCGGGCCTTGACCTATTGCACACTCGTGCTTTAAACGGTGATGCAGAGGCTTATGCTGTGTTGCAGAATGTTGCAGCCAGCACACTGAAGCACCTTCTGAGCGGGACAAACGCTAGAGTTACTGTCAGTGGTGTGAAGGGTGTGTACGAGTCTGACCGTGAGCCAGCCATCGTGGCACAAGTACGGTTCAAGGAATCAGACAATGCCGCTGTCCTAGCCGCACTTGCCAAGTTTGCTGACAACTTCAACCAAGAGCAAATCCACGTCAGGACTAAGACCGCATACAAGGTTGGTCACGACTTTGGCGATGGAACATACGCAACCCCTGTCTACACGGTCAAGCTTCAAAAAGAATTGACGGAGCAGGACATTGTTGATATCGTCAACAACGCAGGACTTAAAGGTTTCTCTGTTTCAGCAACAGACCTAACCGCATATCACGTACAAGGAGAAGAGAATGACACAGCAGGATACAAGGAATTCCTCAGCAAGCTCGAGGGAATTTATGAAAGCTATGGAGCAGATGACGGCAGACTTCAATTCCAAACACAACGTCTTGCAGTCTACGGACGAGGATATGGGGCAAGACTCGGATACGCTGACATCAGTGGCATCGTTCGTCCCAAGCAGGACTCAGACAAAGCAACCCCGAGAATAATCGGGGAGTACCTCACTCGCCATCCAATCAAGGCGTTTGAGCAGAAAGCTTTAACCAAAGCGCAGGTACAAGAGCAAACCGTCCTCAAGGATGTGTTTCAGGCCCTGCCCAAGAACGACCTCAAGAAGCCTATTGTGCGTAATGCATACGAGGCTCTTGCGAAGGAAGTCAAACGTCAGTACGAGGCTTTACCAATCAAGGTAGAGTTGACTGACCCCAAATTTGACGAGAACAAGAATTACATTGACATCTACAAGAACAGCGCAGAGATGCGCAAGGATGTCAGCCTAAACAACACCTTCAAGGTTCTCAAGACGGATGCCAACACATTCGGGCCTGAGGGTGTGGACTTCACCGGTCACCCATTACTTGGTGATTCCGGTATGAAGGACATCAACGGTAAAACAATGTTGTACAACGACCTGTTGCGGGCTGTACACGATTACTTTGCCCACAACCTGAGCGATACAGAGTTTGGCCCTAAGGGTGAGTTTGCTGCGTGGAAGAACCACATGGCAACCACCACTGACCCATTGGCACGTTGGGCGTTGACTAACGAGACACGGGCACAGAATGCATGGCAGAACTTCCGCCCCGAGGTAAAGAATGTCGCCCTGAAAGAACGCGGCTTTGCTGACCAGAAGGCCTCCTTGCCGCCTGTAGCGTTTACATTGACGGGCGATGAGGCGGTTGATGCGCCCATGCTTCAGTACATCGGAACCTTGAATGCCAAGCAGAAGCTGGGCAGCCTTTCAGAAAAGAGCCCGCTTGTAAACAAACTTCCAAGCCTGCCAGAAGCACCGGTTACCAGAGCCAGTCTTCGCACAGCACCAGATACACCTGAGTTTAAACGGTTCTTTGGCGACAGCAAGATAGTTGATGCAGACGGCAACCCGAGGGTCATGTACCACGGGACAGCCCAAGACATTACTACGTTTAAACCTAAGCAAGCCGGGGCTATCTTCCTGACGGACAGTCCTCAGTTCGCAGATGAGTATGCAGAAACAGCGGCAGGGTACAAGGCATTTGAGCGTCAGCTATCAAGCTACTCCCCACAGGAGCTGGCTAAGTCTAGGGCTCAAGCTATTGCAGACGTTAAGAGTTCCTACGGCTTTTCCAAAGAAGCTTCCGGTCTCATTAAAGAAATCAAATCGTCTAACCCAACGGGAGAGGCTTCCGATTTTTTAAAGACCGCAGCCGACAAACTATTCCCTGCTTCCGGTAAAAACATCATGCCGGTGTTTGTGAGGGCTGAACGGCCTTTTGATTACGAGAATCAAGACCACATCAAAGAACTTGGCCTGAAGGATGTAACCACAGATAGCCTTGCTAACAATGTTGCTAGACTGGAATCTGACCGAGTGCAGAATGCAATTCGCGCTGCTGGGTTTGATAGCTTCTACATCAAGCAGGGCAACGAGAAGAACCTAGCAGTCTATGACTCTAACCAACTCAAGTCTGCCACCGGCAATGAAGGTACATACGATATCAACAACCCTGATATTCGTAAGAGCCTACGCACTAACGTCAAGAACGACCTGAGCAACATGCCCAATGGTGCAGCCATCTTGGCGACCATGAACAGGGTCACTCCCCCACGGGAGACCAAAGGCTTTGCGGAGCGCGTCATAAATGCTCTAGCACCAGAGGCATGGAGCTATTTCCGTCAAAATTTCTTTGACCGTTATAACCGTTTAAACGATTACGACAAGATGGTTGCCCAGCAGATGGGTGGCATAGACCTACTTGCAGACCAAAGCGCACACTGGGCCTCCTTAAACTCTGACATGGCTGCTGGTGTTACAGCGTCTGCATTGGGCGTTGGCGACCGCATGGGTGGTGCTCCAGTACTGAAGAACGGCTATGTCACCGTTGACAATTTAAACGGCACAGTCAAAGGCGTTCTAGAAATCCTTTCTCCTTTAGCCAGTCGCGGTGACCCTGACATCTACCGGCTGTACCAGATTTGGAGTGCAGCTAAACGGGGAACCCGTTTGTACCGTGAGGGTCGCTTTGAGTTGCTGACCCCCGCAGAAATCAAGGATGCCCTGACCCTAAGCCAAAAGTACCCTGAGTTTGTTACCGTCCAGCAGGACTGGATTAAGTACAACAACGCGCTGGTCAAGTTGCAAGTTGATGCTGGTGTGATTACCCCAGCGGCAGGCGCTGAGTTTATGAAGTACTCCGACTACATCCCCCTGTACCGTCAGATGGATGGGCGCACAACGCTTGGCCCAAGCGTCTACCAAAGCATCAGCGGTGTCAAACCTCCCAAGACCCTAAAAGGCAAGGGCGATGCTCCTATTGAGGACTACCTTGAGACCATCGTTCGCAACACTCAAGCTGCCATCCAATCCAGCATGAAGAATCTTGCAGCCCAGAAGGCTGTGAAGAATGGAATGATGCTGGGCATGGTTACGAAGTTGCCTGCGGTCGCCTCTGCGCCAGACACAATCACCATTCTGGAGAATGGCAAGAAGGTGTCCTATCAATGTGCAGACAAACTCTTCATTGAGGCTGTCAGCAGTTTAAACCTGCCTGAGTTGCCGTTCCTCAGCATTCTTTCAGCGCCAGCAGACTTGCTCCGAAGCTTGGTCACCAAAGACCCCGGCTTCATGCTTGCCAACATGATGCGTGACTCCTTGTCCGCTTACGTCACCAGCGGTGCAAACATCAAGCCCGTCATCTCCACCGTCAAGAACTTTGGCGCTGCAATCATGAACCGCTCTCCGGTCTATCAAGCACTGCTAAATTCAGGTGCAATCGGTGGATACGAATACTCCCGTAACGTGGAAGCCGGAGCAGAAGCTTTCGCCGCAGACCTCCGTAAAAAGACCGGAACTCAGACCAAGTCAGAGCAACTGTTTAAACCATTTGCAAATGTCTGGGGATTCCTTGAGCGTGGAACAGAGGCATCCGATGCTGCAACGCGTATGGCTGTCTACGAAGCCACCCTGAAGGAAACTGGCAACGAGGCAGAGGCTATACGTCGGGCGGTAGAGGTGCTGAACTTCAACCGCAAGGGACGCTCTGCCATAGTGCGTATTGCAGCCGCTGCCATCCCGTTCTTGAACGCCCGTGTCCAAGGTCTGGATGTGTTCTTCCGTGCAGGTATCCGACCCTTCTATGACAAGAACTCGACCGCCTACGAGAAGCAGGTTCAGAAGGCTATGTTGATTCGTGGGGCAACTATGATGGCCCTGAGTACTATGTACGCCGCAGCAATCATGGGAGACCCTGACTACGAGAAACAGGAACAAGAGACCAAGGACAACAACTGGCTCATACCAAGTCTTGGCATCAAGCTGCCAATCCCGTTTGAGGTCGGGGTTCTGTTTAAAACTATCCCAGAACGTATCTACCGTTACTCCTACGGAACAGACACATCAAAACAGTTGGGCGACTCCATGCAGAGAGCCCTGCTGTCCACCTTTGCGTTTAACCCTGTGCCCCAAGCTATTGCTCCACTTCTGGAAGCTCAGTACAACTACTCGGTGTTTACACAGCGTCCCATTGTGGGCGAAGCAATGGGAAACATTGCCCCTGAGTTTCAAATCAACGAGAAGACCACGAAGATTGCAGAGTTCCTTGGTAAGCAGACTGGCATGTCTCCCATAATGATTGACCATGTGTACAAGGGCTACACGGGAACAATGGGCATGTACCTAGCGAATGTAATGGATTCTGTATTTAGCGCAGGTAGTGATAACCCCAAGGCATCTCAACGCTTTGAACAGACTGCTGTGATAAGACGATTTCTGCTTGACCCTGAAGCAAGGGGTCAGGTAAGTGATTTCTACGACCTAAAAAATTCGGTTGACCAAGTTGTACGTACAGTCAATCTGCTTTCAAAACAGGGAAGTCCTGAACTTCAGGGGTACATTGAGAAGAACATATCGATGTACGGGATGAGGGGCTACGTATCCTCAGTGGACAAGCAGATGCAGAAGCTCAGTGCTCAGGCTGCAATGATTCGTTCTACCCCGATGCCCGCAGAGGAGAAGCGAATGATGCTAGACGAAATTAACAAGACGCAAAATGCGTTGACCAGTGAAATTCAGGTTATGCAGAAGATGGCCCGACCGTAAGCAATCTACTGATTGTGTCATTGAGGACGGAAAGCTCCGTCTTCTTTAGCACACTCCACATTGCTCTGCGTCCATGTATTCCATTGTGTGAGCCCTGATGGCAGTCCTTGCATAACGGTATGCATATGAAATGCAGTCCTTGTTCAATGTGATGTGCATCACTTGGCGCACTAGCACCGCATACCCCGCAAGACAAAGACTTCACCTGCAATAAATGCTCTCTGTCCCGTTTGGTTAGGTTTTTGCTATGCATTGATTGTCATTTCTGTACGTCACGCTTTGCCTTGGCGGGTTTGATAGACACTAGGCCATGACCAACGTTTAAACGTTCAGCCATGAACTCATCCGCAATTTCAAACGCTTTAGAGAGAGTACTAGCATCAGGGCCGTTACGCATCACCAAACCGCACATAGCGAACATAGCCGCTAGGTCTCTGAGGTTTTCGTCGTGTTCATTCATTAGTTGAGCATTCCCTTGGGGGGCATGTCTCTAGTAATCACTTCATAAAGATGCTTGTGAGCATTCTCAAGAGCACTTACAACTTCCTCGCTGGTCATGTTGATAGCTGCAACACCTGATGAATCATCAGTGTCAAAAATAATCGCAACTTTGACGTTGCCTCTATTTGCAAAAGCCATCATCATCATGTGTGTGTATATGGAGAGGTAGTTCCTGTCGTCCTCATCCATCTCTTTTACAAGAGCCTCAACGGACTCTTCGGTTATAAGCTCTCTTTTCATTTGGTTCCTTTGCTGGTTTGGGGCAATCCTCAGGTATCTTCACTATGCAATACACGGCTTGGGCTGGCCTTTGATACTGAGATACAGACCACCTGTCGATGTAAACATCATCCATGTCTGCAAGAACACGCCTCAAGTTACTACCATCAAGACTCGTCTTCACAACCAAATCGTTGATGGTTAAACCATCTTCATAACCATGCAGAATCTCCCGCAGGTTTGGTTTGATTTTGCTGTACCTCATCAATAGCGATTTCGCTTAGGCATAGGACGAATAAACCCTGAGTTGCGAACAGGAGCCCGAGGAGCGGCTGGCTCATCATAAAAAGTTCTCTCCTCAATAGAGTGGTCAGAGTGAAACTTCTCAGGGCACTCAGCTTTGATGAGCTTAATAGTCGCCTCAAGCTTCGGGTTCTCCAAAACATAATCCTTCTCTTCAATCCTCTTGGAGTCAACTGAGTCCATGAGCATCTGCCGGTATCTAGGTTCAAGCATTCTTGTTCTCCGTGTAAACAGTAGAGGTCTCTTTTGCATGACGCAGAGCGGCATACATCAGTCGTACGTCAATGATTGCATCCATCGTGCGGGTCAGAGCCAAGTCCAGCTTGTTCTCAATGAATGCGTTGTGTGCATCCTTCAGGGCTTGCTCTGCTTTCATGCAGGGAAGTGCGTAGTCAATAATTTGTTCAGTCATGTTTCATAGTGTTTAAAGCACTTCCTAGTTCGTTGATTTTGGGTGTCTTCTTGTTGAGAATCTTCTGTGCCTTGAGGTAGTCAGACTTGTACTGAACAGCCCGTTGGTAGCTACCGTTAGCCACAGACTCAGGAACACGCTTCATGGCCTTGGCTAAAGCTTCCTTCATCCTGTCTATCTGCTCTTTGTCATCAATCATTTGCGTTCTCCTGTGTATTCTCCGTGAGGAACCACCCATTTCTTGATGGTGTCAATTTATAAAATTGTCCCATTTGGTCATGCAGACCTCTTCTTTGGTATGCGCTTTTCTTCTAAGTCTGCCAACAGTTTGCCAACCTTACTAAGGTAGACCACATTGCTTGGTTCCGAGTCATCATCACCGGCAGGAATTGTAAAGGTTGCTGATGTTTGTGCTTGGAGTTTGGGTGACACAACTAGACAGTTGTAGCCATTCCAATTAAAGTCCTGAAGCCCCCGTATATGTTCTTTCACCACAGTTGTCTTGTCGTTAATTTTTCTGTCGTGTTCTTTGACGTAGTGGACAATCTTCTTGGTCTGACCTGTTGCCGTCTTGATGCTCTTGTCTCTGTCTTTAAAGTAATACGGGGTCTGGCTGTTATCAACCCCGAAAGTAACTCGGTCGCCATTCTTTCTAACAACAACATTCCAACGCGCATCTCGTTCTGACCACCAGTCATGCATAGCAACAAATAAATTCTTGGCAAGATTTTTATTTTCTTCTACTGTCCTCAAAACATCTTCAAGATACGATGGGCCACTCCATGTCTTACTGTAAAAAGTTTTTTGTCGGTTAATTTTATGTGCCTTGACCCTTAATTCATCACAAAACTGTATCTCCCCTGTTGATTTATTTACAGTCATGTACATGCAAATCCAAAAAAGTTTATCATCTAAATCACATGCCATGCCAAATTGATAGGGTGTTCCTGATTTTTTTGCCACATGCCACGGAAGTTTTTTTAGCTTAACCGCAAATATTATCTTTGGATATAAGTATTTTTTGGTATTGATGGTATTTGCCGTAGCGGTAGAAATGCACATAATGGCAGGAAGTGGTTTTGCTATATCAACCTTTGAATCTTTATGATTCATTCTTGCATTCCACGGGTTTGGCACATGAATCCCAATCTTCTTCAACCCAATAATAGAGTCTCTTTCAAGCCATGACTCTTTCATTGTTGGTAGCTTTACACAGTTAAACGTGTACTCCAAGTTGTCCAGCAAATCAGAAAATGTTTTTGTTTTGTCCTTGTTGTACTTGCGCTGTTTGCGCGGTGGTTCTGCTTGTGGGACTTCCAAGACTACGGCAGAGACTGGAACGCGAAACCGTTTAAACAGTTTGTCCAAAAACTGACGCACTGAATCCGCAATGGAGTTAGCTATAGCCATCATATGTTCTTACCCCTTAACTTAGATTCAATGTCCCTAACCATTTCCAATATGGTTGAGCGGCCAGCCCCTGTCTGCCAATCTTCCCAGTCCCAGTAGTCGTCAACCTCCTGCTGCGTCAGTCCTACCCACGGGCGCTTGTAGTCTTGGATGTCATCGTCTTCTTCAATCATTTGCCCTCCTGTGGTGGTGTGCATGTGTGAATCGTGGTCATGTCCTTTGTGCGCTTACCGCACCTCTCGCAGAAGTTCCATTCCCTCGCCACAAGCTCCTGCGCTGGCTGTGCCAATGCTGCTTTGATGGCATGGCGCACATGCTTACGTTCATGCGCGTCTGTCTCAATGTACTCAAGGCACATCTGCAATGCTTCGTCTTTATTCATTGTTCTTCTCCTTCAACAACTGCTCAATGGCACGGGCAAAATCAGGAAGCCCGAATACAGCCTCATCATCTACATGGTGTACACAACCCTCAATCTCCTCATCTGTCAGCCCTACCCACGGGCGCTTGTAGTCTTGAATGTCGTCGTCTTCTTCAATCATTGCTCTTCTCCTGTGGTGGTGTGCAGGTGTGGATGGTGGTCGTGTCCTTTGTGCGCTTACCGCAGCGTTCGCAGAAGTTCCATTCCCTCGCCACAGGCTCCTGCGCTTGCTGTGCCAAGGCTGCTTTAATGGCAGAGTGCAACTTACTCCATGCTTTTTGGTCAAGCGAAATGCCTGCATCCGGGCCAAATGCGCTCAAGACCGCGGGCAAATAGCTTGCTGACTCCTGCGCTGGCTGTACTACGGTGTAAACCTGACCGCACATATGGCACTGCACAACACCTTGATTCCATTTGACTGTATACCCGCAACATGGAAACGACACCGGCTGCACCCAATCTTCAAGTGGTATTCCTTTCGGATGGGCGTTGTCAAATACAGTAATTTTGTAAATAGGCTCCTGCAACTTGTCCACAGCCATGCGCCGCTTAGCTGGAAACCCACCGCCCCAGTCACCCTGCTTCTTTGCAAGGTCGTCAAAGGCTTCATCTTCTTCAGTCTTCATTTGCTTTCTCCTTGTATACAAGTGCTAAGTTGTGTTTTGTCAGGTCATCTAAATAGAACAGATACAGTCCTGAACTTGGGCTAATACAAGCAAACGGCTCTTGCCCCTCATACGTTGGCTCAAGGTAAATTGCAAACAACTTACCATTAGCGGAACTAAGTTCAAACTTGCCTTCACCAAAGATGAACCTGCACCCTTGCATGCAGTACCCGTAGGGCTCAGTCATGCAAACACCTCCCACATAACAGCACCAACGGTCGCCACGACCAGCACCACAAAGATCACCCCGATGATGGTCTTCAGCGCGTCAACAAAAAAATCTTCGTCATCGTCGTTCATGGCCCATACCTCTTGTGTAAATTCAACGCAGAAAACTTCTGCTCCACGGTTTTGAATGTGAACGTCCAGTCTTCTGCAATGAGTTCCAGACGCTTCACCCCTGCGTCTACGCCGCTACCCCAATGCAGTGCAGACCAATGCGGATGCGTGTTCCACACCCCGCATACGTTTGATACCTTGATTTCTTGTTGGGTCATATCTTCTTTCATGCTTGCTCCTTCTTCTCTACTGCTTGCCACTCCCGCTCAGACCTGTTCGAGCGGGACATCACCAGTTCTCCGGTCAGCACCACGATGCCCATCCTGCGCATCTCTGCCAACCTACGCGCTACTTGAGACCGGTCAAGGTTTGCCCAGTCTGCAATGCGGTCTTTGCCACTCGGCCCCGCTAGGAGCAGCGCTTCGTAGATGGCCTTGTAGTGTGCGCCAGCGAAGTCAACGGCGTCAGCCGCAGCATGGGACGTAACAGGGTCAGTGTTACGGGCACGGGGGATTCTCAGTTCTTCAATGTTCATTCTTGCTCCGTTTGTAGTATGCGTTTTCAGCGCGGGTAATCTCGCCAAATGCTTTGTGCATCTCTTCATTTGCTCGGGCAAACGCTAGCGCAGCCATATCAAGATGGTGCTTGGCTTGCTCCAACGGTCTTAATGGTGGCGGTGTGTTGTGGTCGCGCAGCTTGAATCCCCGTGACTCCAACGCTTCAACCACTTCCCGCCCTGACTTACGCCCAAAGTTTGGAATCTTGTTCAGCTCTTGCTCTGAGTAAGTAAGCAGTTGCCTGATGGACAAAATTGCTTCAGCCCGAAAGCAGTTGAGCACACGCATCGTGAACCCCAATTCGTAAAATTCGGGGTCAAGGTCTCTCATTGTCATTTGCACTCCTTAGTAAGCGCAGCGACCCACATGCTGCACTCGGGTTGATAGGTGGTGTAGCCCATGTAGAACCCCACCACGATGATGGTGGAGACAAGCCCCACCAGTGCGAAGAAGTCAGCTAGTAGTCGCATGGGTCTCTCCTTTCAGTGTGTCATGCAGGGCTTGCGCGTTGAGCAACAGCTTGCCTATGTACTCTTGGATGCGCTCAGGCACATGGGTACGCGCCCCTTGCTCGGTGTACTCCAGCGCGAAGGTCAGGTCTTGCAAGTCGTTGTGGATTTGTGCCGCGAGGCGCAGTGGTACGCCGTTCATCGTTGTGCTCCAAAGATGTAGTGCAGGCGCTCGTACACGAGGCTGGCGTAACGCAAGGTCACGCTGTTGAGCCAATTGTCAATCTCGTCTGACACCCGTTGACGGTCTTCTTCCATCAGCGTGCGTGCGGTTTTGACTGGTGCAGCCTGCGGTTCGGGTGCAACCCAAGCGTGGGTAGCCTGCGGTTTGGGCGCGGCTTCGATAACCTTGGGCTTCTGCACCCTAGTCTTGCGTTTGCCCTTGGGTGCTTTCTCCAGCGCATGGGTCAGCGATGTGTAGTTCTTGCGCTTGGTTGAGAGTGCCCCGTCCACCTCGTCAATCATCTTGGCTCTGACCATTTGATACAGGGTGGTCGATGTGGAGATGGGCTTGTGGCCCATAGCCTCCAGCCGCGCCATTGCGTCTGCGCGTGTGATGCCGGGGTTGTCCCGAACCATAGCGAAGGTGTCGCGGGTCATGTTGGGCCGAGGCGCGGGCTTGGGCGTGGGTGCAGGGGCTGCGGGCGCTATGACCGTTCCCTCTGTGGGCGGCTCCCACTCTTTTAGGGCGGTGGCCAGTGCTGTTTTGATATCAGGCATTTACTTCTCCAGTTTTAGTTAACACGATTAAATGATACACGGAAAGTTCCCTGTTTGTCTACTCGTAGACAACTTATTTTTATGGGTACGAGGGTTTTAATAGTCGGCGTCCTTCCTTGCTTGTATCTTTTCTTCCATCTCCTCGCGGTCGAGCTTCTCGATGAGCATGTCCCTGTTGGTGTGCCAATCCTCGTCGTGGTACTGGTCGAACACGATTCGCCCCTTGTAGTAGTGCGGCAGTATGTAGTCACGGCCAAGGCAGACAATACCCAAGTCCCCGTCACTGATATGCGCCCCATACTCAATCCTGCGCACATACGCTGTGCCATCAATGAACTCGATGTCACCTACCAATACAAATACTTTCATGCTGTCTCTCCTTGTAAAACGGAATCACACATGGCACACACTTGGTCATAGACCCGCTGCTTGTTGCCCGTAAGCCCAAGCTCCTTCTTCAGTATCGAGTACGCACTGCGCCCCCTGCGCGTCATGCCGTACATCTCCAGCTTCAACATCTTGCGTAGCGTGAGCAGCCGCGCAAACTCAATCTGATTACCAGTCAACACAGTCATTTACTTTCTCCTTAAAAATGGGGGTAGACCATCTACCCCCAAACTTGATTACTGGGTAACTTCAGCGTCAACCCAGTCGATGTAGTAGCACATCACCTCCGCCGCAATCTGCGGTGCGGTGTAGCTTGACTTGCAGTAGTTGATGAGTGCATCGGTGTCCTCGTCCAGCACCATCTCGAACACAGCCTTCTGTATGCCCCGCAAATCCTCCGCGTTGGAGTACTGGGTAGCCACCGGACGCAGCGCGTCAAAGGTCATCTCGACAATCTGCTCGGTTGAGTGGGCAAGCAATTCGGTCACCTCGTCCACGTCCGCAGACATCAGCAGCTCAAGTATGTAGTTCACGTCAACGAACTCACCCTCCTCGGCTGGCTCGTAGTCGCGCTCGTTGTACCCAAGGCTGTGTGCGCTGGGGTTGGCCTTGGTAGGGCTGGTGAACGGGTATGTGCGCCCGTTGTACTTGTTGCCGTAGTACTGCCCATCGTCCTCGTCGTCCCAAGTTGTCGCGTTGTAACCGCTGTACTTGGCATAGCTGGCATACCGACTCTTGTAGCTTGGGATGAGCATGGATGGTGTCCATGCGTAGGTATTGCTGAACCACATACCATCGTGCTCGATGCCTTGGCTGAAGTTGACATGGGACATACGCCCCTCGCCGTTCATGAACACGAAGCGGTTGTTGCCGATGTAGTCAGCAAGTAGTGTGAGGAACTGCTCCTCGTAGATAAGCTCGGGGTGCTTCTCCACAGGCCCGTTGAGGTAGTCCCTGATGAAGTGCCATGTGTCGGACTTGGACGTGTCTGCGGCGTTACCCATAGACAGGATGCCGTTGTGCATCATGGCAATCCAACCCGGCACAACATCGTAAGGATGGCAGTTGATGAGGTCGGTGTCGCCATGCGTGGTCATGCGGAAGTGGATAGCCACATCGCGGTCATCGGTGGGCAAGCGCTGGATGAAAGCGCGTGCATCCTTCTCTGACTTGGGCAAGAACTTGCTGACCTTGAGGCCGTCCTTCGTGCCGTACATGAACCCAATACCATCGGCGTTGCCGGTGTAGATATTGGCAAGCATACCCGCCGTGTCGAGCAGGGTAGAACGGATTTTGTTGGAAGCACCGGTAATGATTAAGCACATAGTAATTCTCCTTGGATAGATTGATTAAGCGGAAACAGTTTCATCGGACGACACGACGACTGTCGTGTTGGGATTGGCTTTCTTGATGGGCGCAACGCCGTACCACGCAGCGAGGTGCGGATACAGGACGCTGTATTTCTTGAGCCATGTAACGAACGCCCCACCAGTCAGCTCACGGTAGGACGCAGCGCGCACGAACATCACAGCTGCATGGGTGAACTCCAACTGTGCAAGCAGACGCTCTTTCTTGAGCGAGGCGCGGAAGATACGCAACTCCACAGTGTTGTACTTGCCGGAGAACTTCCAGTCAGGCAGACCCAAGCGCACAGCCCCTGCACTGGTCAGGTTGGCGAGGTTCACCATGTAGTAGCGACTGCTGTCCTTGCCCTTGAGTGCCTGCTTGGGATTGGTCAACTGCTCCTGCCCCTCCATCGCACAGTACCGCTGCGCTTGGTTGTCGATAGCCGGATGACGGCCAGCTATCTTGCGGATGAAGTCCTTGTTGTCCTCGGTGTTAATGAAGATGAGGAACTTACCCAGCGTCAACTGGCTGAACGCATTGGCGTCGATGTGGACATGCATACCGCACCGATTGTTGTTCCACGCACGATACGAGGTGTTGATGTTCCACTTCTTGAAGCGCTCGATATGCTCGGCAAGACCACGCGGCGCAGTGACAATCTCCAGCCCGTCATCGGGCAAGGAACCATCGGACTTGCACACGCAGTAGCCATCGCCCAACTGCGACACCACATCACGCACAGCATTGTCCACAGTGCTGCGCGAACCCGAACACATCTCCAACTCAACACCCATCAGGAAGTTACCGAACGGGCTGGACTTGATGCTGTCATCTCTGAACACATAGCGCATCACATTGGTGGTGTAACCCATCAACTGCGTAGGCTCGTCGTCGTCCTCGTCCTCGTCCTCGTCCAGCTCCTCATCCTCCTCGTAGGTGTAGTAGTTGCCATCGCTGTGCTCGTACACATTGTCGCGCCGCATATACTGATCGCGGTGCTCAACATACACAGCGTCATCCTCGAAGCATGACTGACACCACTGCTCACCCTCAACAGTAGTCGTTTCGTCATTCCACGAAAGATGCCCGCAGTCAGTGAGGATAATGTTGTCGCCCACCCAGTCCATGTCGTTGATGGCATCCATTGCACGCTCAACTATGTAAGTGTTACCGCCGCCAAACACATCGAGCATAGACTGCAAGCAGTCGAACACATCACCCGCATCACGCGCAGCGATAGCAGTAGCCAACACCTTGCGGTGTCTCCTGAGTCGCATATACACGCCCGGCGATACCGAACGCCCGCTGATAGTGCAGTGGTTGCTTGGCAGTGCTGGTGGAAGACCTACCATCCTGTCATACCGGTGCATGAACACACGCTCCCAACGCCGGTCTTGCATGATTGAACTGTCGGGGGTGCAGTGCATCCTTGCCATGACATTGGCGTAATCGCTGTGGGCGAGTAGGAAGAACTCCTGCTCACTCATGTCTGCCAGCACATGGGTGTTCGGCCCGATGCCCGCGCTGGCAGGGAGGCTTAGCTCATGCACTCCCAAATATCATCAGTGATAACGCCGTAGGTAGTACGGCAGCGGGTATTGACTGCATCGTAGATGATGGTGCGGGGAACGCGTAGATACTGCACCGCGATGAAGCGGGTGCGCTGATTGGAATCACGGGGAACGATACGCGTGAACTTATATGCTTGTTGCATTTTGATTTCTCCTAGGTTGGTTTGTGACTGAGCCGCAGTCACCACGGTTTGGTGGGACGAGTTGTCCCACTGATTCCTTTACAGTTGCTCCTCGATGACATCCGCGATTTGGTGGAAGTTGTATTCCCACGAGTCATTCAGTTCTGTGAGCGATAAGCTGTGGTCAACAATCGTGTCCTCGCCCTCGTCGTAGCGCTTGCTCACCGCCACATACGCGCCGACGTCGTGGGGAATCTGCGCCCATATCCGCACCTGTTCGGGCAGCGTGCCGTCGTGTCCATGCATGGTGCAGTCGTCGTAGTCATTTGGCACATACCACTCCACGCCCGTCTCGCGGGAGTACAGGTCACAGAGGACACCGAGGCAACAGTACCCGTTGCCGTTACGCAGTACTTCTGTAGTCTGCGCGTACGCACCGCTGCGTAGTGCGGCGACCCACTTGCTCTTGATGTCTGCTTTCATGCTGTCTCTCCTTCTTTGTAGTTAAGGGCTTCGGTTACCAAACTGCCAAACACAGCGCCTGCGTACAGGATGCCCGCTTGGAATACCCACCCCTCGCTGCCCCAGCAGACGAAGAGGACGGCACACGCGAGGCTCGCGTTGCCGATTGCATACAAGGTTGTTTCAGTTCTGTTCATAAGTTTCTCCATGTGGTTGATGAGGGGGTAGACCGTCTACCCCCTTCAGTTTCTCCCTAACTCTCTTTGTTATCCCTGCGTGTTTCTCTTTCTGTGCAAGGTAGTATGCGGATGCCCTGCGGCGAGCGCGTACCTTGCGTAACTCGTCTTGCTCTGTGCGTAGGTTGATGATGGTCTGTCGTATCTCCTCCTTTCTGTGTGGGTCTGTGGTGGTTAGCATCTCGTTGTCGAGTGCCTTCATGCGGTCGCGTAGTTCTTCGATGGGGGTGGGACAGCGTGTCCCGGTTGGGGTCTTTGACATTCGTCGAGGGCGCTTGGGTTTAGGCGGTGTAGGGGTGCGCTCGAACGGGGTGCGGGCTCGTCCGCTTTTGCGGGTTGCAGATATGTTTTGGTACGCTGCCACAAAGTGGTCGCGTATGTGCGTGGGTATCCAGTCAGACCAGTGCGTCCCGTGGTTGGCGATGCCCTTCTCAAGTGCCATTTGCTTGGGCGTGTGGTTTTCGTACAGCGTCTGCCATGCCACGAGTTTGTCCTCCAGTTTTATGAGCAGGGCAAGGTAGGCGGCGTTTGTGTCGCGCTGATAGGGGTCAGCGTCCGGCTTGCGGGCGTAGTAGTCGATGCTGGTCTGCACCTTGGCACGCTCACGGCGTAGCGGGTGCACCAGTTCGCGCCACAAGTTTTTATGTGTGGTGTCCTTTATCTTCACCTTTCGCATTGTGTTCTTGACGATGGCAGCGTGTTCTTCGACGCGGCGTTGAAATGGCGTTCGGGTCAATAGCTTGGGCATTTCAGGTCTCCGTTAGCGTTGCACAGTGCAACACTTTCAACGCTATTATACATTCTGCACACCTTTTTCTGTAGACATGGTAGGGGTATCCGGTTTATCTATATCTCGTGTCGTGGTGCTGGACACGCTAAGTCCTTGATTCGCAAGGGTAAACGCCGCAGTACTCCAGAAAGTCCCTGTTTTGGGAGGAACTAATACGCCAAAGGAAGGAAGGGCAAGCAAAGCAGCCGGAGCTTGTGGGTATATGGAGAGATACATACTTACTTATCTTAATAATTATATTTATATATATAGTCTGGAGTACTGCGCCGATACTCGTTATGAATCAACGACTTAGCGTGTCCGAAAGTGTGTCCACGCTATAGATAAACCGGATATGTAGAAAATGCCACTTTTTTAGGCATTTTCCTGTAGATAAGCCTAGTGTGTAGAAACTTTGGCTTTTGGCTTGTGCCACACAGTCACTGTGTATCGGTCAGCCCCGCACTGGTAGAAGTACAGAGCTTGGTTCACTTCCTTCTTGGTGCGCTCGTTGCGCCATGTACCCACAGGGTACACAGTCAGAGTTGCGCGGGTGAACGGGTTGGTGGCGTGGGTGCGGTTGGCGATATGTGTCATAGGATTCTCCAGTGGTAGGTGGGACAAGTTGTCCCGGTAATGGGCAGGATTGCCCCGCAAGCGCAGCACGCTACGCTTGCAGAAAGCCCTGCTTAGGCGCTGTGGTGTAGCCGCGCATACCGGGCCATAGCCCGCAGCATTACGGGTTTGGGGATGCCGAATTGCCTTGCCCATGCGCGGGCGATGGCGGGCAGGAACCGCCTTTCAATATGGGGCAGGATGTGGTGATGGTTGTGGCACAGCGTGCGGGCTGCGCGGGAGATGGTGTTGTTCATGGGGTATCCAAGGTTGGGTTGACAATAAAAGAAACACCACACAAGCCCCGCCCTCGGGGTCTTGCATGGAAAAGCGTTGCACAGTGCAACAGATTTACTTCAGAGCGGCCAACAGCTTGGCTTTGCTACCGAAAGCGGCGATGGCCAACTCAAGGGCGGTGCGTTGCGTCTTGGTCATAGGCGCGGGCTTGTGGTCTTCTTTCGGTGCAGCAGCGGCTGCGGCCTTGCGGCGCGTAGTGCCTTGCAGATTCAGCGTGATGTCCCGCAGTGCAGTGCGAGCCTTACCGCACTGCGCCTTGTCGCCCTTGAACGCCACCTGCGAGCCGCGTGTGACCACTGACACACCCTTAACCCGTGTGCACACCCATTCCATGACATCGGGGCGGGCTTCCTCTAGCGTCTTGTAGCCCGCACTGCGTACGGAGGTAATGAGAGCGACCTTGTCGTCCACGAACTTGTTGAGGGCTGCGAACAGGGCGGTCTTGTTGAACTTAGTCATAGGTTTCTCCAGTAAGAAAGTGTTGCACAGTGCAACACATATGTCGGCCTGCTGTAGAGGGAATCCCTACCGCATCGACAACTGTATTTTACCACAAGGGGTGTAAATAATGCAGGGTAGCAGACACCCTAGCGACCCCACCACCGGGGTATCACCCCTTGTGGAGCACGCGATGCGTCGTAGCCATAAACACTATTCCCCACACGCAAAGCAAACTTTGTAAAACCTTAGACAAAGCCACCCCACCCCCTGCTTAAAAAACAGGCAGGCCGCAAAAATTTTAAAAAAAATCCCCGGTGTTCAAGGCCGGGGATTTAAAAGTAGTGTTAGCTACCAAGGAGAAGCAAATGCACAAGAGTTGCACACCTACCGCGATCTAGTATACACTGCGCCGAACGAGGCCGCAACACCTACGCATGTTTGAACACCTGATTGATTTTGAGCCGGAAATTTTTGATAACCGCCCACGCCCCGTGGCAGCGGCAAAGAACGCCGACCCCGCGTCTTTACTCGACGCCAAAATCAATACCACCAACTGGCTCACCAAGATGGGTGCGGTAGACAGCAAAGCGCTGGCCACCGCCCTTGACACCAAAGCCGCCCAAGAGACTTTTGCAAATCTTGTTTCTGCATCCCCGGAAGAAATTACCCACACTGCGCTGGCACAGGTCAAGACCCCTGCTGCGGTGCAACATTTAGTGGGCATGCTGACTGCATACGACTGGGAGTTCGTCAACCAAGCCAAAGAGCTGCGCGGCTACACAGTTGCCAAATTGGTTGAAGAAACCCAAAACCCCAACGCGAACATCCGCCTCAAGGCGCTCGGCCTACTTGGCAAGGTGACCGAGGTGGGACTGTTCACTGACAAGATTGAAGTCCAAAAGGAATCGCTCACCGACACCGAGTTGGAGCAGCGCATCAAGGAAAAACTCAATCGGTTCATGGGCGTGGTCGATATACAGGAAGCCGTTCTTGCCGATGAACCCTGACATCCTCACCTCCCTTAACAAACAAGAGCTGGAAGCGTTGATGAAGGCGCTGCCGACCATGACGCTCCAAGAAAAGATGGAGCTGTTCAGCGACTTGGAGGTTCAGGAGAAGCGTGTTTCGCTTGCTGCGGCGCAACATAACATGCTGGGCTTTGCCACAGCCACCTATCCGGGCTTCAAAATCGGCGCACACCACCGCAAGCTGGCCAAAATCTTCACGGATGTGATTGAGGGGCGCAAAAAACGCGTCATCATCAACATCGCACCCCGCATGGGCAAGTCTGAATTCAGCTCATACCTGTTTCCTGCCTATTTTTTAGGCAAATACCCCGAGAAAAAGATCATCATGGCGACCCACACGGCGGGTTTGTCGGAGGATTACGGTCGTCGGGTGCGAAATTTGTTGGACAGCGAGGACTACCATGAGATTTTCCCTGACACAAGGGTCGCAGACGATCAAAAAGCAGCCGGTAAATGGTCAACCGGGGCCGGTGGGCAGTACTACGCCGCCGGTGTCGGCGGTGCACTTGCTGGGCGCGGCGCTGATCTATTCGTTATTGATGACCCGCATTCAGAACAAGACGTAAAAGCCAACAGCCGCCTTGCATTTGACACTGCGTGGTCGTGGATGCAGACCGGGCCGCTGCAACGGCTGATGCCCGGAGGGGCAATCATCATTGTGATGACCCGTTGGTCGCTGCTCGACCTGACCGGGCGCTTGCTGACGTACCAAACCAAGAATCCTGACTCCCTGCCGTGGGAAATCGTCGAACTCCCGGCCATCCTGAACGAAGATACCCCGCAGGAGAAGTCCCTCTGGCCCGAGCAGTGGACGCTGGAGTCCCTGAAGACCACCAAAGCCAGCATTGAGCCCCGGTACTGGAACGCCCAGTACATGCAACAGCCAACATTGGACAACTCGGCGTTGATTTCCCGCAAAAGCTGGCGAATTTGGCTGCCCGAAGACCCGCCCAAGTGCGAATACATCCTCCAGAGCTGGGATACGGCGTTTGAGACCAAGAACACATCCGACTACAGCGCCTGCACCACATGGGGCGTCTGGTAC